GCAATGCCGCGCTATACGCCCGCCCGCCGATATTCGTTTCTCTAAATGCTTGCACGCTGGTCGGCGTCAGGGCCTGGGCCGAGCCGCCGGCCTGGACGACCTGCTCGGAGCCGTCGTTGCCGATGGCAAGCTGCGGCGTGCGGGCACTGCCGGCCGCCACCAGCCAGCGGGCGGCGTTGACCTGGTCGTCGACGATGATCCACGACACCGCGTTGTTGTCGACCACGGTGCCATCGGCCAGGGACGGAGCGAAATTACGGAAGTCGTTGACCTGGGAGCCGTCGACACGCGACGGCTGGGTGTTGGTCGCGGCAAAGAACAGGCGCTGCTGCCAGAACGAGACCAGCCACGGCCAGTTGCCGGCGTACCACGCGCCCATGCGCCACTCGCCGCTCGGGCCGGCATTGTCGGCCGCTCCCGCCGCACCATTGATGACCTGCCCCATGATGGTGCCGATGGCGGTGGTGGGTCCGGTGACCGACGTGATCGTGATCCAGCACCAGGCACTGGCACCGACGAAGCGCACGAGGCGGCCGGGGTCCAATGCCGCGTTCAGGCCGGCGCCGCCATTGATGCCGGCGGCGGTCGACCACGTCATCGTCTGCGAGCCGGTGAGGCCGCCAAGGGTCAGGGTGCCGGCACCGGCGGGGAGGTCCATGTACGGCCCGTCGAGCGGCTGAAACAGCGACAGCGTCCAGGCGGTGTGCGAGGTCCGGGTGATGGTCCTGGGCTGGTGCAGCGGATGGGTGATGTAGAGCACGTCGGCCGACTGCGCGTGGCCAAGCTCGAAGACCTGCGCGGCGGTCCATGGCGTCGCGATCTCGACCGTGGTGCCGCCGCCGCCGTCGACCGGGAAGCCGTTGCGGTAGACCCGCATGTAGAGGTTGCCGAACTCGAGCATGTAGGCCTGGGTGACGCTGAACTGGAACGGGATCAGCTTGGCCTTGCCGGCGACGTCGTCGGTCTGGAACTTGGTGTAGTCGGAAAACAGCGTGCCGGGCCGCCGGGTGACGCCGCCCTGCAACATCACCACCATGTTCAAAAGGGTCTCGCAGCCGTTGAAGTAGCCCTCATAGTCGGTGCGGCCCCTCAATCTCGGCGACAGTTCGCCTTTGGTGAACGACGTGAGCTCGAGGTCCTGGCGCACGCGCTAGTTCCTGCTCCACAGCAGGACGTCGACATCCCACTCGCGCGGGCTCGCCTCCTGGGCGTTGATGAAGCGGGCGAGCTCGAGCTTCGATGACATGGTGCGCAGGGCGAGGTCGACGCGGCTCGGGTTCTGGGTGATCGGCAGCCCGATCTCGCTCGCCAGGTGGTAGGCGATGACGTGGATCAGGGCCGCATCCATCCGCGTGTAGTCCTGCAGGTCGAAGATGTACTCGCAGTCGAGCGCGCCGGTCCGCTTGGTGTAGACGTGGCCGTCCATGATCTCCCAGATGCCCATGTACTCGGTCATCTGGTCCTCGTTGTAGAAGCGGCTGAAGTCGGCCGGCAGCGGGTACTTGGTCGTCCAGTTGAACAACGGCGCGGTCGACGAGGCGGCAAGCTGGACCTGCTTCTTGGCGCAGCGCCACGGATGGGAGCGCAGGACGAAGCGGCGGACGTCGTCGATGCGGGCGTTGACCAGGGTGGCGTTCTTGTTGGCCTCGCTCAGAACCGTGACCGGCTTCTCGCCCAGTGCGATGAGGGCGATGTTGGCCACCGACGTCGCGCTGTCACCCTGTGCCATGAGGCCTCCTCAAAAAAGACGGCCGGGGCGTGTTGGACCCCGGCCGCAAGTACCCCTCTAACCAAAGGAGCTGCTAGACGCCGTAGTCCTGGTAGACGACCGAGACGACGAGCGTGCCGGACGCCGGCAGCGCCGCCGCCGCGACCGTCATGATGACGTCCTCGTAGGCGTTGCTGGCGACCGCGAGGTAGTCGTAGCAGGTCGTGAGCGACGCCCCGGCCGAGGCCGCGTTCAGCACGCTGGTCGGCGTGTCGACCGCCGTGAACACCGCGGCTGCCTTGAAGCGGGCCGTGTTGTTCATGTCGCCGATGGCAACCGTGCTGGTGCCGAGCGAGACCGTGCTGACGAGCACGATGTTGTTCAGGATGCTGCCGAACGGGATGCGGGCGATCGGGATGTTGACGCCCGAAGCCTGGGCCGCGAGCGTGATGCGCTCGGTCCAGATGTGCGGCTTGGCACCGACCATCTGGTTGGGAAGCGTCTGCACGTTGCCGCCGGAATTGGCCTGGACGATCGCCCAGTTGGTGCCGGCAATGATTGAGATAGCCATGTGTCATACCTCCTTATGCGCAGACGATTTCGACCAGCTTGGACTCTTCCAGGCGGGTCGCACCGATGGACATGTCGAGGTAGACCTGCATGGAGAACCGCTTGTCGGGCCGTTCTGCCATACGTGCCGAGATGTCCTTGTTGATGCCGAGCCCCATCGCCGACTTGCGCCACGCCGGCACACGGGTCTGGGCCGAAGCGTTGTTGAGCAGGCGCTCCGAATGGATGAGCTGGAAGCCCAGGATGAGGGCGATCTTGCCGTCGCGCAGCGGGGCGAGGTCGTCCTTGGCCACGCCGAACTCCTTCAGCGTCGCTTCCGTCGTCGCCAGCAGGTTGCCCTTCTGGACCGCCTTGATGCCGGCGTAGCGCTCCTCGCCCTCGTCGCCCTCGGCCGCGTCGAGCGCCACCGACGCCGACACCAGCTTGGAGATGGTGAGGCCGGCGTTGCCGGTGCCGTTGCCGTAGGACCAGTCATTGACCGCGACCACGGTGCCGGGAGGGGCGGTCGGCGCCGACTCCGAGTTGCCGTTGGGCCAGGTCAGCACCGTGCCGCCCGAATGGCCGGTGTAGGCCGTGCCGAAGAAGGCGCCGATGATCTCGTCGTCCTGGCCGCGGACCATGGCCATGGCGCCGGTGCGGGCGTAGGTGCTGGTCGGGTCGATCAGCAGTTTCACCTTGTCGAGATTGTCAATCAGGTCGCCCCAGCCATAATCGTATGGCGCGAGCCTGCGGCGCAGATGCTGGGTGTTCATGAGCGGCGTGTCGGAGTGCCGGCTCGTGATCTTTTGCGCGGCCGACGGTGCGACCTGCTCCATGTAGGCGCTTTCGCCGGTAATCATGTCCTCGAGGACCTTGCCTCGAAAACGCGATTCCATCTGCTGCGCCAGATAGTACACGTTCCCTGAGAACTGCTGCACAAAAGCGTCAGTAACTGTGAAGGACATAGTTGGGATGCTCCCGATGTGTTGCGTGACATCGGCGAGAGCTGCCCAACCAGATTGGACCCTTGCCTTGGCGCTTTACGCCCGCCCGGCGTTGGAGTCGCGGACCCCGAAGGGCTGCCCGCGCCTGCCGGGAATTACGCGGCCTGCCCCGGTTCGGGGTGAGCCAGTTTGCGCAGCGCTTCCATCCTGGCCATCGCCTCGATCTTGGCCGGGTCGCGCCGATTCGGATTCATGTAGTTCTTCATGAAGTTCCTGTCGGCCATCAGCGCATTGATCTGCTGCTGGGCCTCGACCGGCGACTGCAGCGCGCTTTCGCCGAACGCCTTGCCGGTCAGAACGCCGTCCTCGTGCAGGGTGGCGGCCATGTAGTTGAACAATTTGACGATCGCCGGGTGGTTGCCCGCCCCGGTCTCGTCCATCGCCTTCTTGACCTCGGCGGTGATGCCGGCCTTGTCGGCGTAGTAGAGCATCGCGCCACGGGACTGCTCGACCTTGGTGTCGAAGGCCTGGCCCCAGTCGGTCTTGAGCGCGGTGATGCCGGCGGCGGCGGTGGCCTCCTGGTTGGCGCGCTGCTGGGCGATCGACTGGCCGGCCTTGTCGTAGAGCCAGCCGGTCATGGCCTCGAACTGCTTCTGCGTCAGGCCGGCCCCGTGCGCGGTGGCCATCACCGATTCGGCGAAGGATTTCTCGGCCGCCGGGAAGCCCTCGGGCACCTTGAGCTTGTAGTCGTCGGCCTTGGCCGGCCGGCCGAGCCTGTCATAGACCGGCGCCCAGTCTTCCGGCTTGTCGCTCGTCGGCAGCCGCAGGAGCTGGTCCCTGGGCACGCCGATCATCTTCTGGGCGTTGTAATAGGAGTCGGCCAGGGCATCGATCGACTTGATGTCCTTGAACGCCGCCTCGCCCCTGATCTTCTCGGGCAACTGCTCGGCGAACGGCTTGTTGAGCTTCACATACCGGGTGGCGAGGTCGCCGACGTCCTTGACGTCACCAAGGGAGGGGTGGCCCCGGACGTCGGCGGGCAGGGAAGACGTCCACTCTCCACCCGTGGGCGCGGGCGGGGGAGGCGCTGCGCCGGTGGGGGTGGCTGTACTTGTGCTGGTGCCTTCGTCGGCCATGGAACCTCTAGAGGTTGCGTTTTATGCCTGTTCGCCGCCCTCGTCCAGACGCTCGGCTGCGAGAGCCATCAGGGCGGTCTCGTCGAAGCGCAGTTGCTGGAGGATCTCCAGCACGATCGAGCGCCGCCCGGCCGCGAACTTGCCGGGCTCGGCCTCGAGGATGCCGGCGCGACCGACCAGGTCCTTGAGGACGAGCTGGCCGTCGATGGTGCCAAAGACGTCCTTGTAGGCCTTGATCAGCACGATGCGGCGTCGAAGCGGCGCCGGGATCAGGCTGGTGGCAATGCTCACGGTTCTGGCGTGGTCTCGTCCGGGGGCGCGGGATCGTCGGCGTCGGGGGCGGGCGTCTCTTCCTCGTCTTCCGGCTTGGGATTCGGGTCGAGGTCGGTGATCATGCGTGCCTCCTCTGGACGACGGTGCGCGAGAAGCCCAGCCCATCGGGGCTGTAGCCCAGGCGCTCGATGACGCGGGCGAACTCGGGCGTGTGGATGCCCACCTTGTAGATGTGTGCCGCGTCGAAGTCGGGCCTCACCCCGTGCGGCCAGATCTGCCGGCCGCGCTCTTCGATCCTGGCCTTGATCTCGTCGCGCAGGATCGAGTCGAGGCTGGCGTACATCTGCCAGTGCAGCTCGCAGAAGTGGATGTCGACAAGCATCATCCTGATGGGGACGTGCCGGTGGTTCTCCTCGCCCGACGCCTTGGCGGGGACGTACAGGCGAGGAGTCCAGTCGGGGATGGCTAAACATCCCGCGCTATTACAGTTCAGGACAAGCTCGGGCACTCTCACTGCTGGGCCTGGGCGAATGCCGCCGTGCCCTGGCCGGCCGACTTGAAGGCGTCGCCGTAGTTGGCGGCAGCCTCGGAGCCGGCCATCAGCGCCTCGGCCTGGGCCTTGGCCTGCTGCTCCTGGGCCAGCTTCTGCGGGCTCTTCAAGGTGACCGCCGGGGCGTGCAGGTCGATCGCGGCGAGCCGCATGATGGCTTCGTGATCGATGATATCTGGAGCGTTGGGGTTGAGCGTCTTCAAGGTCGCCTGCAACTGGATCATGCGCGAAACGCTGTCCATCTCGGACGAGCGCTGGGCGATGGCGATCGGCGAGACATACTCGACGTGCCATTCGCGGCCCTTCTGCATCAGCACGTCGGGCGGCGGCGGGAACGGCGAGCCCTCCTGGAATTTTAGCCGCAGCGAATTGCGCCACAGGATCATGAACGTCCTGTCGATCAGCGGCCCTAAAAACTCGGCCTGGAGGCGGGCGAGCAAGGGCGACAGCAGGCGCATGCGGTCGTCGCGCTGCTGCAGCACCCAGGTCGCGGTG